TGGTGAACGCGAGACCCCTTCCTTCCCGAGTGAGTAAGTCGACAATACAATAAAAAAGATGCCACAACACATTAAGTTCTTGATCGACCAGTACGGCCTGGCGAACACCGCGTGGTTTATCCGTTTAATGAAACGTGGCACACCGCCCGAGCAGCTTGTGGCCTATTGCGTGCCCAACGAGCGCGACAGCCGCCGGGATGGCGTCTTCCGGGCGCTGCAGTACGCAGCCACGCTGCCTGATTCGATGATGCCCGACGAGATCCGCAACGCCTTGAAGCCATGACCCAGAAGGAATACCGAATGCACTCGGGCCTGACATCAGGCTACGTCACCCAGCTTGTCGCCCGTGGGATGCCGCTCGACAGCGCCGAAGCCGCCGATGCCTGGCGCCAGAAAAACGTGAGGGCCCGGGCAAGGAACACCCCGCCCACTGTCTCGGAGCAGGAAGACACCGCAATCGAGCAGGAAGGCCCCTACAGGCCCGAGGAAGCCGCGCAGCCTGTCGACACCGCAACCGCGGCCACCGACTCACCGCAGGGCGCCTACGAGCGCCAAAAGGAGATCGAGCGTGCGGCCTACGATCTTGCGGTGCAGGCCCTGCGCGGCCGCCGGGCCGATGCAGCTCGACTGGTTGCCATTCACGCCACCGCGGCCAAGAACCTGACGTCATCCCGTGACGAGGTGATCGCCCAGGCCGAGAAGGAGCGGCGCTTGGTCTCCGGCGACTGGGTGCGCAAGGTCATGCAGGAGCACGACGGCGCCGTGTCATCCCTTCTCAAAGCCATGCCCAAGCAGCTCTCCGGCCGTATCGCACCGCACGATCCCGAGCACGCCGAGCGGGAGCTGTCCCGCTGGGTGCAAGAGGTGGCGCTGAAAACCCTTCACAACACCGACCCATGGAAAGCCTGACCGACCTGCAGCGCAATCTGCTCGACTACCGCCGGAACCTCTACAAGCCGACCCCGGTGCAGACGGTGGTCGAATGGTCCGAGGCCAACCTCCGGCTGACCGCCCGCCAGACCGAGCACCCGGGCCCATTCAGCACCTCGGTGCGGCCGTACACCCGGGAGCCCATGGAATGCTGGAAGGACACCAGCGTGTCCGAGGTGACGCTCTGCTGGGGATCGCAGACCTCGAAAACGACCACCCTGATGGCCGGCCTGTCCTGGCTGATCGCCAACGAGCCGAGCCCGGCGCTGTGGCTGATGCCCACCGAGAACCTTGCCCGTTCGTTCTCGAAGAGCCGGTGGCTCCCGATGCTCGAGGACAGCCCGGCCATGCTGGAATGCTTCCCGGCCGAAGCCGACAAGATCACCAACCTCGAGCAAAACTTCACCCGGTCGACCCTGACCTTTGTCGGATCAAACAGCCCGGCCAACCTGGCCAGCCGCCCGGTGCGGGTGCTGATCGCCGACGAGGTGGACAAGTTCGCCGAGGCTACGGCCAAGGAAGCCGACGCACTCGACCTGGCCGAGCAGCGTCTCAAATCGTTCTCATCGTCGAAGGCCTTCATGACCTCGACGCCGACCGTGGTGGAGGGGCGGATCTGGCAGCGCTTCCTCCGCGGCGACCAGCGGCGGTTCTACCTGCCATGCCCGCACTGCCGGGAATACATCCGACTGGAATGGCGCCAGGTGACCTGGGAGGACCACAAGACCGAGGACGGCAAGCACGACCTCTCGAAGATCCGGGCCTCGGCGCATTACGTCTGCCAGCTCTGCCAGGGTAAGATCACCGACGCCCACAAGGTGGCAGCGTTGCGACATGGCCGGTGGATCCCAGAGAATCCCGGGGCGCTGCCCGGCGTGCGCTCCTACCATCTCTCCAGCCTCTACAGCCCCGACCGCAAATGCACTTGGGGTCACCTCGCTGTCTCGTTCATCGAGGCCAAGCAGTCGATGGGTGGCCTGCAGGGCTTCATCAATGGAAATCTGGCCGAGCCCTGGGAGCAGCAGGACGTGCAGCAGGAGCGCCCGGAAACATCGGTCGAAGTGAAGCTCGACGGCGGCCGCCGCTACCTGACCGCCGACGTGCAGGCCGTGGCGCCGTTCCTGTGGTGGGTGTGCCGGGAATGGAAAGACGGCAACTCCACGCTGATCGCCGCGGGCCACGCCGATGACTTCGCGGCCCTCCGGCGGGTGCAGATCGCGCTCGAGGTGCACGACATGGATGTCGGCATCGACTCAGGCTTTAATACACAGGCGGTTTATGATGCTTGTGGTGCCTTCTCTTCAATAAGCAGCAACCCGATCACCTACCCGTGCGGCCTCCGGTACCCGCCCGAAGGCGGCCTCCGCAAGCCAATGATCATCGGGTGGCTGCCGCTGAAGGGCCGGGAGACCGGCGCCCGGTTCACGGCCCAGAGCGGCACGGTGCACCCGTTCGGCCTGTCGACGTCATCCTCGATGCGCACCGATGTGGTGCAGCCCCTCCTGGTGTTCGACACCGAGCACCTGCGCGATATGCTTTCACGCCTGCGCAAGGGCGACATCGACCGTGAGTGGGGCGTCTATCCGACGCCTCCGGTGCTCGAGGCCGAGGGCGCCTATCTGGCCGACCAGGAGCTGTATTGGCGCCACCTCGACAGCCATCAGCTCCGGCCGGTGGCCAACCGTGCCGGCCGGATCAAACACGTCTGGACGAAGCGCAACCAGAAGTGGCCGGACCACCTGCACGACTGCGAGATCATGCAGCTCGCCATGGTAATGCTTTGGAACGACCTGGTGCAGGCTGCCGAAATATGATGTTCTGCTAACCTATTGCACCGGCACCCGGAAGATGCATTCTCCGGCCGGGTGTTCACGTTCACCGTTGCCATCAAGCGCTCCTATCTGCGGGCCGTTTACTCGGCCCTCGGAGGTTCGACGCTTCTGGCTGCCCTGTCGGCCAAGTCCATCGCGGCATCCTCGGTCATCGAGTCCGGCCAGGTTGTCCGGTCGACATCATCCTCGGATGTGTCGGTCGAGTTTGCCGAGCCCGGAAAGGGCGCCCCGACGCCTTCCGAAATGGTCGAGATGTGGGAAAGCCTGCTGAACGACTACGATCTGGCCGTGTATTACCTCGGCCAGGATGGCATTGCCAACCCGACCGACCCCCAGATTTACAACAAGCTGATGACCGTGGTGCTGATCGCGGCCACGTCCTACGGCGGTGACTTCTCGAACTTTCGACGCGAAGGCACTTTTAGAACCGGAATGACCTGATGGGAATCTTCGCCAACATCCTGCAGAAGCTCAGGTCACAGCCCGTTGATCGTTACGAGGGGGCGGCCAATTCAATCCGCCGTTCGTTCCTTGATACGTCCTACACCTCGGTCCGGTTCGATGTCACGGCCTCGACCCGGCAGCAGATCGTGCGGAAAAGCCGATTCTTCGAGCAGAACAACGCGGTGATGAACCGCCTCGGTGACCTGTTCGAGAACTACACCGTCGGCAGCAATTTCTCAGTTCAGCCGGCCAGCTCTGATCCCGACTGGAACCTCCGGGCGAAGCGCTGGTGGGATACCTGGTGCCGTTACCCGGATATCGGCAGCCGGCAATCGTTCGGCACCCTGATGTCGCTGGCCGCCCGCGGGTGGTTCTACGACGGCGAATCTTTTATCCTCCTGACCAAGGGCGACTCCGGGCGCCCCCGGCTGCAGCTCATTGAGCCGCAGCAGGTGGCCACTCCGAATGGCAAGGAGAACGACGTCGACGTGTTCGATGGCGTCCGGTTCGACACCAAGACCGGCCGGGCCTTGTCCTACTACATCGGGCAAGAATCGCAGCAGGGACAGCTCCAGGACATCCGGTCGATCTCGTCCGACTCGATCATCCACATCTACGAGGCCCAGCGTGCCGGCCAGCTCCGCGGCCTGCCGTTCGTGGCGTGCGTGATCAACGACCTGCACGATCTCGACGACTTGCAGAAGCTCGAGATGGAAAGCTGCAAGCTCGCCTCGAGCGTTGCCCAGGTCATCAAGACGGCCTCCGGCGAGGTGCAGGCCACCAGCCTGCGCTCCGGCGTGGCTGGTTCACAGGGCACGGCACAGACCTACTACGAGAACGTGTTCGGTTCGACCGTCAAGGTTCTCAAGAGCGGCGACGAGTTCGAGCAGTTTCAAGCCGACCGTCCCAACGTCAATATGCGGGAATACTGGCGCCAGCTCACCGAGAAGGTGTGTGCCGGTGTTGGCATCCCATACGTTCTGGTTTTCCCCGAGGGAATGCAGGGCACCGTGTACCGCGGGGCTCTCGATATGTCGTCGGTCTGGTTCCGCAGCCGGCACCAGGTGATGGCCTCGGCCGCCCGTCGGATCTGGGAATACGTCATGGAGTACGCCATCCGGGTGGACCCCAGCCTGCAGGATTCGCCGGATGACTGGTACGAGGTGGCGATCCAGGCTCCCCGGGCCCCCAATGTCGACGTCGGCCGCAACTCGGCCGCCCAGCTCGCCGAGCTCGAGGCCGGTGTGACGACCTATGACGAGATTTACGGCGCCCGCGGCATCGACTGGCGCTCGGCCCTCGAGGCCAAGGCACAGCAGGCCAAGCACATCCGGGATCTGGCCCTGAAGTACGGCATCGACGTCTCCGAGATCTCGACCGCCCAGAAGCTCCCAATCGCGCCTGAACCGGCCGAGCCGACGCCTGAGGCCGAGCCCACCGGCACCATGCCTGAAGAAATCCCGGCTGAACCTAGTCAGCAGGTTATTGCCAAGGCGCCGAAAAAGCGGAAACCTAAATCGAAGACGACATGACCAAGGTCACAAACTGGCTTTCCTACCAGCCCCGAGCGGCGGCGACTGAGCCCGCCATGATCCAGATCTTCGACCAGATCGGCGAGGACTGGTTCGGTGGCTCCGGTGTTTCGGCCAAGGCCTTCTCCGATGCTCTGCAGTCTGTCGGCCCTGGCCCGCTGGTGGTCGAGATCAACAGCCCCGGCGGCAACGTCTGGGATGGTCTGGCCATCTACAATATGCTGCGCGGCCGAAATGCCCAGGTGACCACACGGGTGGTCGGCATCGCGGCCTCAATCGCTTCGATCATCGCTCTGGCCGGCGACACCGTGGAGATCGCCGATGCGGCACTGTTTATGATTCACGACCCGTCCGGCATGGTTGCCGGTACGGCCGACGATATGCGCAAGATGGCCGGCGCCTTGGATCAGCACGCCGAGGTGCTCGCCGGTATCTACGCCAAATGCACCGGAAAGCCGGTGGCTCAGATCCGAGCGGCCATGACGGCCGAGACCTGGTTCACCGCTCAGGAGGCTGTGGCTTTCGGCCTGGCTGACTGCATGACTGAAACACTTGCAATGGCTGCCTGCTGGCATCCGCGGGCGGTGACCCGCACGGCCCCTCCGACTGTAGTCCGCAACCTCGAGCGCGGTATCCGGCAGTACGAAGACGGCCTCGGTGGCGACGGCCTCGAGGAGGCCACCGTGATCGAAGCCCGCAACATGGCCAAGGGCGAAGAGCCCAGCGTTGAGAAGGTAAAGAAGGCTGTGGCCTGGTGGGCTCGCAATGAGCGCTTCCTCGATGCCGAAGCCGACACCCCGGCCGATGTGGCCGCCAACCTTTGGGGCGGTGCCGCCGGCCGTGACTGGTTCAAGGCGCTGGCCGCCCAGATCGACGAGGAGGAAGAGCTCTCCGAGCCGGAAGACAAGATTTCGACGATCAGCACTCCCGCTGCCGTCGATGGCGCGACAACCGCGCCGACATCACAGCAGACACCACACAAAATGACTGATTCAAACACCGTGGTGGCGGCCGCTCCTACTGCGCCGACCGCTACTTTGGATGCCTCGTCCATCGAGAGCATCGTCGCCAAGGCCGTCGCCGCTGCCATCAGCGCCAAGGCCCCCACCGCCGCCCCGGCCCCGGAGCCCATCGCCCCGGCCCGCATCGAGAACCTCGGCAACCCGTTGCTCGAGGCTCACAAGAAGCTGCAGGCTGGTGCTGATCGCCGCTCCTGGCTGATCCAGAACCACAGCGAGCTGCTGCGCCAGAGCGCGATCCACGCCCCGCAGAACGCCAACACGTTCGCCTCGGGCCTCGTGGTCGACTACCTCGCCGACGCCGTGATCACCGTGGCCGCCAACCGGCTGGCATTGGTCTCCGCGTTCTCCCGCAACGTCGGCCTGGACAACTTGCGCCCCCGCGCCACCGTGCAAGTGAAGAAGTACACCACCGGCACCGCGGCCCAGACCAACCCGACCTCCTGGGAGACCAACAACGACAGCACGCTGGCGGCCACCTCGGTGACCGTGAACCAGATCTCGAAGAACTTCACCGTGACCCAGCAGGAGCTCAACCAGGGCTTCAGCCTGGCCGACCTGGCCGCGGGTTCTGCTGACCTGTTCGCCTACGGCATCAGCGACGTGCTGACTGCTCTGATGGTCTCCGGCAACTACGGCGCCGCCACTGCTATCGGCGCGGCCGCGAACTTCGACACATCGGATCTGCCTGCGATCCTGGCGCTCGCCAAGAACTACCGCTCGAAGAACCTGATCCTCGACGGTGGCCACCTGGCTCGCCTGCAGTTCTCGGGCGCCGCGAACTACTTCCCCGATGGCCGCTTCGACCAGCTCAACAACGGCCGGTTCGGGTTCGACGTGATTGCCGAGAACAACCGCTGGACCTCGGCCGAGACCAACGCCGTTGGCTTCGTGTGCGGCCCGGATGCCATCGCCATCGCCGCGGGCCTCCCTGTCGGCATGATCGCCGGCGAGTTTATTGAGCAGCGCACGGTGACCACCAACAACGGCCTGAGCTGCTTGTTGTCGGTCTGGTACAGCCGGGCGAGCCGCAGCCACATGGCGTCCTACGACATCATGTTCGGCGCCGCTGCCGCGGACACCACGCAGGCCGAGGTTCTCGTCACCGCCTAAGGCTGACCTATGAGAATCGCCACGACCATCTCGGTGGACAAGAGCGGCAAATCTAAGATTGTCGCCGGTCCCGAAGTCGACGCTGCCGCCCAGCGCGAAGACTTCAACACCGCGAAGATTCCCGAGGGCTCGAAGCTGATCCTGTGGATACAGGGCAGCGTTGCACCGAAAGTTCGTAAAGGATAACAGACAACCCGGGGGCCTCGGCAATAGGGCCGGTGCCCCCTCTACTGATCAAACACAATGGCCGTTCAAGCAGACATCTCTACCGAGTACAGCATGGGCCGCGAAGGCTTTGCGCTGGTGACCGCCACGACGGCCCAGACCGGAAACTACTCGGCACTGATCCCGACTGAGCCGACGGTGTTCACGTCGATCACCGGCTACCAGATCAGCGGCACCTGGACCTCGAAGACCATCCCGGCTGGGTTCCCGCTGGTCGGCAATATCACCGGCTTTCAGATTTCTTCCGGCAGCGTGGTGGCCTTTCTTGCCCGCAGCTAAATGATTGCAAACGGCATAGCACTCAACAGGCTGTTTCCCGGTCAAGCCGGTGGCACCGACCTGCCTGTGCTGCGCCGTGACCTTCTCCAGGAGGACGAGTTCTTCATCCTGCAAGAGGACGGCACCGGAAAGATCGTCATCACGTTCGGCACCTTTGATTCCTTGCTGAGAGAGGACGCTGGCTTCCTCTTTCGGGAGGACGACGGAAAACTTCAAATCCAATCAAACTGACCCATGGCAGACTCTAAGATTACAGCCCTGACGGCCCTAACGGCGGCCGATCCCGCAAACGACATGATGCCGATTGTCGACGTGTCCGATACGTCGATGGCGGCATCCGGTACGACCAAGCGGATCTCGATCAACAACATCCTCGCTTGTTCGCCTTCCGCCACCCTCGCCACCGCCACCATCACCGGCGCGGCTAACTTCAACGGTGGTGCGCTTGCAGCCTATTTGAATGGCAACCTGATGTTCGGCAGCAGCGGAAACATTGTTAACTTCTTTGCTCAATCGTCTGGTTTTGCGTTCAAAGAAAACACCGGAGCGAACAACCTGGTGACGATCAGCAACGCTGGTGTTTTCGGATTCCTCGACGGCGCAGGCGGCACCCGAATGACCCTGAACTCCACGGGGCTGGGCGTGGGGGCGAGTCCGACTGAAAAGCTAACTGTTTGGGGTGCGCCAACGGTCTATGGTGATGGCCGATTCAATGTTGGTTTGTTCGATCCGACCAGCGCGACGACTGGAACCGGATCTGGAATCTCGTTTGCCGGTTACACCAATGGCGTCACCGTCGGCGCGACGTTCGCTCAGATCAAAGGCATCAAGGAGAACAGCACCGCTGGCAATACTGCCGGTGCGCTGGTGTTCTCTACGCTGGCTAATGGAAGCACTCCTGCCGAGCGATTCCGCATTGACTCCTCCGGCAACGTCGGCGTGGGGGTTACGCCGAGTACGCTTGTTGGAGCGACTCGGGTCGAAATTAAAGGATCGAACAGTGCCAACCTTTCTCTCCGAAGCGGATCTGCAAATGCTTCTGCTAGAGATTGGATGGTTGCTTCGAATGTTGTTGCGTTTGGTGACTTCGTTGTCCGTCAAGGTGCTTCTCAGGGTGCAGAACCTAATTCTGGAACCGACAGAATGTATTTTGATCCGTCTGGCAACATCATTATCACTCCAACTTCAACTCCGCCAACCCTAACTGTTAATGGACAAATTGCCATTAACGCCACCAGCAACACCAACCTTCGCTTCAGCTATCGCGGTTCCGATGGTGTCACCCGTGTTGCCAACCTGACCCTCGCCTAACCCATACCACCATGATTACCCTCTCTTGGATCATCGAACGCCTTCTCGTTAAGCCGACCGAAGGCAGTCTCACGGACGTTGTGATTACCGCCGACTGGCGTTGCAACGGCACCGATGGCACCTACAGCGGCACCTGCTACGGCAGCGCGTCGTTCGCTCCGCCGATCGGCAGCTTCACGCCGTATCCCGATCTGACCGAATCGCAGGTTCTTGGCTGGTGCTGGAACAATGGCGTCGATCAGAGCGCGATTGAGGCGAATGTGACGCAGCAGATCGAGAACCAGATCAACCCGCCGGTCATCGCTCCTCCGCTGCCATGGTTGCCGCCGGTTGTTGTTGCGCCCGAGGCTCCCGTTGTCGAAGCTGCGGCCTGACATGGAAATCACGATCAAACTCACTCCCCAGCAATTCAACCAGCTCTATGAGCTGCTTGTCATTGGCATGAAGGCCGGCAACGTCAACAACATGAAGGTCGGCCTTCCGCTGGTGGACATCCTCGAAGCTGCTGCCGCACAACATAAGCCCGAGTAACCCATGGACGCGACCAACCACGCAGGAACCAACGGCCCGATCATCTCACTTGCAGCCGCTGCCGG